AAAAACTGGCAACCCCACCACGATTGGGCTCGCCACGTAGCGTCGTGCCGCGCAGCAGGACATCAAGGGATATGTTGAGCGGCTGCACGGTTTCATCCAGCAGCACGAACCGCGCGCCTGCCGGTGTTGACATATTGGCCAGCGCTTCGGTGCCACCCAGTCCACGCACCAGCACCGACAGGCGGTAGCGCCCAGGCTCGACAAGCTCCGCGTCGCGATACTGGATCACTTCGGTGCCCTCATCGCTGAGGATCGCGGCAAGGTTGGCACCACCCAGAAGGCTGGTTTCGCTTGCAGTGGAGGCGGCACCGGTCGGCATATCGACCAGCAGTGACCCGCCGCGATGGATTATAGCCGTTGGGCCGGCATGAAGCTCTTCGACCAGCGTGCCGGTGACAGAGGGGGTGGCCAGTGACTGCACAAAGGAAAAGTCGGAGGTCTCGCTGCCGGAAAAGACATTGATGCTGCCTGGCCACGGGTCGGCGAAGGCGGCCACTTTCACATTATGCTGATTGCCCTGCTCGCCATCAGCAGATGGCAGGTCAAGCGCCACCAGATCCGGGGGGCCGAACACAGCACGGGTCGCGACAGGGTTTAGCGCATCTGTGGTCGGAGCCACCTCATAAAGTGAGGGGTCAACCCTATGGGCTTCGACCCGGCGCTCCGCGCCATCGACAATACGGTCCAGGCAGAGGCGGATGGTTTTACCATCCTCGTCGAGTAACAGATCAAACAGATCACCGGGCTCCAACGCACGCTGACTTGGCGGCAATGTAATTGTCACGGTCTGGGCGCCGATTGTCTGTTCCTGCATCAACCTTTCGGCGATCTGGCCGGCGCGGGTTGGGTCCATCGATAGCGGCAGGGAGCGGAAATCGTCGCGCCCGGTGGACTCCACGCGGCGGCTTGAGCGCATCACGCCGGGTCGGTAATCGTGGAGGGTGGAGGAGAAGCCAAGCGTGATCTGGCGCGGCAGACCTTCAAGGTCGGCGCGCGCCAGCGTGATCAAAGGAACATCAGCCGTTTCCACCAACTTGCCTGCACTCAATGACCGTGTGGCGTGGCCGGTGCGCATGCTGGCCCGGCTGCCGCGCGGCTTGGGCGCGATGTCCAGCGCGAAGACATTGCCGAGATCCTCGAACACGCCGCGCGCCGCTATCGGTTCTTTAAGCACATAACCATCCACCGAGCCGCTCAGCGCACTGACATCCATACTCGGCAGATCGAAATGCTCGTTCAGAACACGCATCAGCGACCCCAGAGAGGAGGAGCCCAGCCGACCGTTCAGCCAGTGCCCGCGGACCCAGTTGATACCATCCGACCAGACCTCATTGGCATAGGGAAAGGCGGGAAAGGGTCGCGCATCCCACGTCCACAGATGGATGCCGGACGGGTCGATCATCGTTTTACCGCCGATAGTTGGGTTGCTGGGGGTGCCGGCCTGCCGCCAATGCTGGAGCGCAGTTTCCAGGATAGCGCGCTGCATGCCGTCATCACGATAGCCCTTGGACCCAAAGGGAAGGCTGTCATTATCCGGCTTATCGCTTGGGAAGGCCGAAGGTGTGTTGCCGGCCAGATCGACCGCTGGCGCGCCGAATTCCGTCAGCCATATGGGCTTGGTGCCGGGGACAAAGACAGTCGGGGAGGCTTCCCGCACACCGCCGATGCGGTTGTGGTGCGGGTTGCTCCACCAACTGGCCATATCTTTGGACCGATACACCCAGTGCTCGCCATAGGCTCCATCATGAATAGGGGTGCGGGTCTGCGCAGCGCGGTCGGCATCACTGGCATAGTACCAATCATAGTTTTCGCCACCGGTCAGGCCGGCCAGAATGACCGCCGGCTCATGGGGAGAACTGCCAAGGGCGGCATCTGCATGGCCGGCTTCATGACGCCAGTCGGTGATCGGCTGATACTGGTCGATACCGATCACGTCGATATCCGGTGAGGCCCAGAGCGGATCAAGATGAAAGGTCAGATCGCCGGACCCATCGTCAGGCTGATGGTTGGAATATTCCGACCAGTCAGCCCCATAGGTGAGCGTGGTGCCGGGGCCCACGATCTGCCTTACGTCTGCGGCCAGCGCGACCAGTTGATCGACAAAGGGGTAGGACCCGGGGGCGTCGCGCACGCTGGTCAGGCCCCGCAGTTCGGACGACAGCAAGAAAGCATCCACCCCACCGGCGGCCTGCGCCAGCATCGCCATGTGCAGCAGGAACCGGCGTAGTGACCATTCGCCCGCGCCGGAATAGCTGATCGTGTCGCCGGACCGTGAGAACTGGGCTGGCGTGGCCGATCCGGTGAATGCTGCAAGGCTCGTCGCGGCAGCGGCGCTCGCATCAGGGGAGCCGACCTGCCCCGGCGCGGGGGACACCGTGATGCGCCCACGCCAGGCGTAAGCCGGCTGACTGGTATGTCCGGTCCACGGATCACTGAGCGTGTTGCCGACCGGGATATCCATCATGATGAAGGGCAGCAGCGTCACCTTCAGCCCGCGCTGCTTCAGGTCCTTGATGGCGGCAATGACGCTGGCATCCGATGGGCTGCCGCCATAGGCCGGTTTGCCCTCATAGGTGCTGACGAGATTGGCGCTGGTGCGGGTCAGGCCTGCCACCAGCCAGGGTGTGGACGTTGACTTGTCGCGCCGCTCCACACGCGGCTCGATAAGGCATTGGGCAGCGTTCAGCGAGGTGCCAAACCAGGACACGACAAGCGCCACGCGCTCAAGGTTTGGACACAGCGACTGCAACTGATCCAAGGAGGCCGCCCAGTCGCTGGGTGCGGTCGCATCATGGGTGTTTTCCGGGGCCGTGACCCCTGCCCCTTCATAGCGCACGACGGGTGCCGGATCATAGCCGAACTCGGTGGCACCTGGGATGATGGTGACTGCGCGCACCTCCTCCTCCAGTCCGGCGACGGGTCGGATCACCTCAAAGGAGAGTTGCGGCAGCCGGTTGCCGAAACTGTCCAGTGGCAGACGCTCGAACACCACATAGGCAGTGCCGCGAAACGCCGGGCTCGCGCCTTCCTTGGCGGTGATCAGCGGATCGGGCGATTGATCCTCGCTGCCGCGATAGACCCGCATGGTCACCGTGTTGAGATCGAGCAGCTTGCCATCGGCCCAGACCCGGCTGACCGAAGCGATAGCGCCTTCGCACAGGCCAATCGCTAGATTGCCAAAATAGCTGTAGCTCGTGCTGGTTGTTGATTGCGCTCCACCGCCACCGCCCTTGCCGCCGCTTGAATGGCGGGTGGTGGTCGCCACCTCCTCAAAGCGTGTCGCCCAGATCACCTGACCGGTCAGCCGCACCCGGCCAAACACCACCGGAATGCCTGCACCCTCGGTGGAGGCCTGAACATCCAGATTGGCAAGGCGTGGTCCTTGCTTGTGCGTTGTTTGACCAAAAAGCTGATGATCGAGCGCGTTGCCGAGAAACGATCCAACAGCCTTGCCCAGTACCGCCCCTACCGGGCCACCAAGCGTGCCGCCGACTGCGCTGCCGATGGTGCCAAGAACAAGGGTTGCCATGGGCTAGTTCCCGTCGTCGATGATGAAAGGGAAGGTGAAGCAGGCGGCGATATGGTGCGACCACGGAGCTACATGCGAGCGCACAACCCGCCCGCCCTCATAGGCATGGATGATCGTGGCATCCTCCATCAGAACCGCCAGATGAGAGGCCGGCCAGCGCGTGCGCCAGCGCAGGGCCAGCACATCGGCAGGTCGGGCGCTGGCCGGCGGGATCTCGTTAAGATGCTGACGTAGGCCATCGAGCAACGGCTCGCCATCGGCATGCTGAGCCCAACTGCGCTGATCACGCCGGTCGAGTTGCAAGGGTTCATCGCCAACAGCATTCCAGATGCCGACGATCAAGCCCAAACAATCAGCCCCAACGCCACAATTGCTCGCCTGATGGCAGTAAGGTGTGCCAACCCAGCGCACCGCATCGGCCAGCACATCACTGCGACAGAGTGTGTGTGGCTGGCGAGCCGGTCGCGCGCTCATGACTGGAAGCTCCCGCCATCCAGATCGCCATCCTCGCTGGAGGGGTAGGAGAGCGCGAAATCATCACCGGGCATGAAGGGAAAACCGCGGAAATTCGCGCCATTGTCGAATTTCTGCGCACAGCAGCGGTAACTCTTGTCGCAGCCTGCGGTGACGCGGATCAGATCGGTGGTGGTGATCGGTGCGGGCGGCGCGTGCCAAAGAGTGATGGCAGCACGACCATCATGGAGTTCATGGGAACGGATGCGGATGATCGCGCCTTCAGCATCACCGGTAAGGATATGGACAGTGCCGCCATCAAAATGGCTGGTCGGATAAGCATCCAGCCCTGTAAAATGAAATATGTTGGGTGCGGGCAGATCGCTTGGCGTCCGCTCGATGCGCAGGGCGATCTGATCAAGGTTCACCTTGCAGCGGCCATCACCCAACTCGGCATCGCAGCGCGCGGCGAACACCCGCCCACGCACCCGGTCAAAGGCAGCAAACGGCCCGCGCACCTCGGCCTGAAACACGCCATCACGGCTCGTCACCTCGCCCAACGTGCCGGAGGATGTCAGATCACGGGCCTCGGTGTTGCGCCAATCAACCAGAAAAGTCTCCACCGCCGCACCATCGAAACGACCGGCCAGCAGATCATCCTGGTCGAGCCGGTCATCGCTGAAGGCGGCTTTCAGGTCCCACTCGCCGGCAACCGGGCCAAGAGCCGCGCTTTCCTGACTCGCTTCGAAGCCATCGGCCGGGTCGAAAGTCGTGCCCTCAAAGGCGAGCGGTGCATCATGATCGGTCAGGCCGATCACAACACCATCAGTGCGGGTGAGCCGCACGCAGCGGCACAAGGTCGTGCAGCCATTGGCAAGTGTGGCGGCCAGGTCAGCCTGAAACTCACGCATCTTGGCTCTCCTTCAGGAACACTTCGATCAACGGAATGGAAGGCAGCGAGCCGGCCTTGAACGCGGTCATGTCGATGTCGATCCGGTCGCTGTCGAAGCGGGCGGGCACATCGAACAGAAAGCCTGCGGTGATGCTCGCCCCATTGGCCGGAGCGCTGGGAAAGGTCGCCAATCCAGTCAGCGGATCGCAGGTCGCAGCCGGGTCAACCACGCCATCCACCGCCACCTGCACCGAACCTGCCACAGGCAGCTTGATTGGGCGCACCGGGGATGGATGTTCGGCGCTGTAGGTCTTGACCAGTTGGAACGCTTTGGTCACGCCATCGCCTGTTCCAATCCCCTGATCAGTCGGGGTCGGGGTGGTGCCCGGCGCGCCAGAGGCATGGTCCAGCGGATCACGAAAGCGGAAGGCGTAGAGCTGACCGAAGCGCGCCTCGAAGAAGCTCTGCACCGCGTAGAGATCGCCCTGCGAGCGCACACCGCCACCAGCATCATAAGTGCGCTTGGCATATCTCCACCGCGTGTTGCGCTCCTCATGGCCAGAACCGAGCGTGACGATTTCGGTCTGGCGGCGGGTGGTGACCCGTGCCCCGCGCGCCACCGGCACGGGGAAGGAAAGATCATGAAAGCCTGCATAGAGAGTGATCATGGTGTGCCTCGCGAGAAGGGATCAAAGCGCCCGGTTGCCACGCGCCACGGCACGCGACAGGGAGGATGCCAGTTGCGTTTCGGAGTTACGGAAACTGGCTGCATCCTGCGCGGTGACGCTGACATTGAAGATGTTGGCGGCTGGCGAACCGGAACCCGCACCCGCGGTTCCGCCGGTGATGCCGCCCATGACCGCACCGACAACGCTTTGGCCCAGATTGCCCACCAGCGAATAGACTTCACCCAGAGCGCTGTTCATCGCGCTATCGGCCTGGGCGAGCACCAGACGGCTCAAGATGTTGTCCAACTCGCGCCCCTCGATGATCGCCTTGGCCAACTGCCGCGTGATGGTGCCCGACATATCGAGGATGTCGCCTTCAAGCTGGCCAAGTTCGGTTCGCAGTTCAGCGCTCAGCGCGGTGGCGTCGGTTTCATCTTCCATCATCAATGTCCTTGGATGTGTCAGGAAAGGCCTGCATCAGCGCGTCGAGGTCGCAGCGACTGGGTGCAGCCGGCCTGTCGCGCGTGAGAAGTCGCCCAGCGCGGCGCACATCGGCAAAGCCGAGCGTCCAGACGGTTTCCAATGTGGCGAGGCGGGCGCGCAGAAGCGCGGCGACGATACCTTCGATCGTCAGGGTCGGTTCATCCATCAGATTGGTGGCCATTCTGATCGGCAAAGGTTGCGCGCATCAGATCGACATAGGCGCGCGCCAGGGTCAGCGGTCGGGCATGGCTAAGCAGCGTTTCGGCCTCGCGCGCCTTGATCCCCTCGCCAGCCTGCAACGCCTCGCGCAGCACCAGGTTCATCTGCCCCGCGCCGGTCTTCCCGGTCACCAGCATTGTGATCAGAGCGGAAAGGTCAGGGGCGGAAAGATCGCGCTCCAAACGGGCGAGCGCGGCCAGCGAAAGGCGCAGCGTGTGCGGCACGCCATCAAGGTCCAGCGGGACTTCACCGCGATAAGGGTTGGCCATCAGACAGGCTGCGCAAAGGTCAGCGCGCCGGCCGATTCCAGCGTCATCTCAAAGGTGACTGCATCGTCATGCTGACCGGCATAATCGAGCACCGTCACCAGAAACGGGCCTTCGATGGTGCCGAACTGCGGCACCACGATCTGCCAGTCGGTCACCCTGCCCTCAAAGAATAGGTCACGTACAGTGGCATCGGATACAGCGTTGCGGAACAGCCCTTGGCCGGAAATCTTACCGTAGCGCAGGCCCGCATCGCCCAGCAATTCACGCCATCGCCCGTCGCTCTGACCGTGGGTGACATCCACCATGTTCTGCATCAGGTCGAGCGAACGGGTGCGCAGACCGCCAACCGTTTCATACGTGTCGTTGGCCGGGTTCTTCACCTTCAAAAGCAGGTTGCGACCAGATTGGGCTGTCATGGGTTTACCTCAGATTGGATGGATCGATGAGCGCTAGGGCGCATCGCCAAGGTCGATGAAAAGCGTGATGGTGAGCGTGGCCAGTTCGAGGTTCTGGTCTGAAGCATGATCCAGGCGCACCGCACTGACGGTTTGCACGCTGGTGGTGCCCACGGAGAGGGTCAGCGTTGGCCCGGCCATCAGATCGAGAACGGCCTCGCTGGCACCGCTGACCATGGCAAACGAACCGGTACGACTGGCCAGTGTCAGGGTGATATCAAGTTTTGCGCCGATCGAGCTGTTGGTGGACCAGGGCTCCTGCTTCACTGGACCGACACGGATTGCCGGTAGTGCGCGGCGACCTGGCGGCCTGTCTGTGATGGTGAAACCCGCCAATTCCGGCAGGCCCTGAAGCGCAGCAACCAGTGTCTTAATCGCCGGTTCGAACCCAAGATTCCCGCTCATGATGCCACCTCGCGCAGCGCGCAGACATCGAACGGGTTTTCAGGGCTTCCGGGCTCCACGGCCACAATTTCCATTGTGCGCTGGATGCCGACCTGTACCCAGGCAACCTGCCAGCCGATGGCGGGGGCCTTACCGATGCGAACCGTCAACCGTCCAGTCGTCAGCGCGCTGCGCACCGGGGCGGCGCTGCGCAGGGCCGGTCCATCGGCCTTGAACGCGGCCCATAGCTTGTGGTGCACGGTGAAAACCACTCCGGCCCCACCCATCGCATCATCACTGGCAATTGGTTCAAGAACCTCAACGCGCAGTGGCAGGCTGCCGGGATCCCTGACCTTACCGGCGCTCACAGCCGCACCTCGCGATAGGGCTCGATCAGCTCAAACAGCCCGTCCGGCTCACCAGCGGCGGCAAAGTCGAACCCGGTGGCGCGGTGGGCGTACCAATGGGTCGCCAGCATCACGATGGCGTGGCGCAGGACCGAGGGAACGTCGAGGCCGCTGTCGCCATAGCCGGCCGTCACGTCGATCTCGATCCCGTTCATCGCCCGCATGCGCGTGGCGGCCGGGCGGCGCAGCAGCAGGCGCGGCCAGCGCCCGCCCAGATCGGCCAGCCAGTCTTCCGGCTCCAGTTCATCGGGCGTGCCATCGCCGGCATAGATCGTCACCGCATCGACGGAGCGAACCGGGCGGACCAGCAGCGCCATGCGGCCGTCACGGGGGATGGTGTCGGCGATCATGCGCCAGGTCTGGGTGATGAAGCACTTGCCCGAGAGCGTTTCCACGTGCACGCGGGCGGCGAGCAACATGGCGGTGAGAAGACTATCCTCCTCGTCGCCGTCAATGCGGGCGTGGGCTTTGAAATCAGCGATGCCCACCGGCTCAACGGCAGGACTTGTCAGTTGCACCAGCGTCATCTGCGACACTCCAGAAATGAAAAAGAGAGAGACGAATGCAAACGGCCCGCGCCTTACCTCGGATGTTGGAGGTGGGAACGGGCCGTTTGCAGCTCAGCCGTACTTGGGAGGATGTGCTAGGCTGAGAAGGAGAGCAGTTTGATCGCGTCAAAGTCCTGAATGCCGCCGCCCACACGCTTGGTGACATAGAACAGCACATAAGGTTTGGCGGTGTAGGGGTCGCGCAGCAGGCGCACGCCGATCCGGTCGACAATCAGATAGCCGCGGCGGAAGTCACCGAAGGCAATGGCGTCGGCATCCGCGGCGATGGACGGCATATGCTCCATCTCCACCACCTGGAAGCCGAGCAGCGCAGCTCTGGCACCTGCGGCCGCTGGCGGGGTCCAGATGTAGTTGCCATCGGCATCGCGCATCTTGCGCAGCGCTGCCTGAGTGGACCGGTTCATGATGAAACTGCCGTTCTGGCGGTAGGTGCTTTTGAGCGCATAGACCAGATCAATCAACACGTCCGAGGGATCGGAGGCGGGAAAGTCACCCGATACACCGGTTGCGATGGTGCCGATATTGGCCCAGGTCCAACTGGTCTCATTCACCGTGGTAGCTGACAGGAAACCCTGTGGTTGTGAGCTGCCGTTACCGGTCACAAATGCGGCCGATTCCTGCTCGGCAAAAGCGGCGTCAACCTCGCCTGCCAGCCAGACATCCATGTCGATGGCGGCATCATCGAGCAGCGTCGCGGTGGCCGCCGGCATGGCGTACAATTCCATGGTTGGGAACGTGAGTTCGGAAAGCACCACCGAACCGGTTTCCGGGCGGGCCGCGTTCTCGGCCACCCAGCCGGCATCGAACCCTTCGGTCGTTACCGGTTTGCGGAATACGGTGGACGAGACCTGGCGCACTGTGGCCAGCGAGCGCATCGGTGAAAGGGCGGCAAGATGATC